CCATCATGGAATAAGTCTAAATTTCCAGAAGAAGCTAATTTAGGTGTGTCTCTATTACCCTTATAGATAATCTGAGTATCTTGAACCGGTTGATTAAAGATGTCAGCCTGCTTTTGGCTTTCTATAAAGGCACTAGAGCTCATCATTGCACGGCGCATGACACTATCTGCCAAGGCATTGTTATTGAGAAAAGCTTCAGGGTTTGCACTCTTACGCATTTTCTCGACTAAGCCAACACCGCCCCAGCGTTTAATATCTTCTTGGGACCAGACCACCTCTCCTTTATGGACAATACCAGCAGGCTGATATTTCCCACCTGATCCAGTGTAACCACCGTCAGCAAAGCCTTGATCTTTAATTGCCCGGATGTTTGCAATGATGCTTGCACCTTGTGCAATAGCACTTGCAATTAATGGGATATTTGCTGGAAAACCAACACTAGCCGCCTTTGCAATACTTTGCTGAATAGAAATACCTGCAGCTGCAATGGCATAAGCTTTATCAGCAGCAAACATGATCTTGTATGCTTTTGATTGCTCGCCAAACATTGAACTAAACATCGATGTGAGTGAACCCATCATTTGGCCACCAAGAGCAATTTGAGCATTCAATCGATCTTGGTGATACTTATCTTCAATATCCTGAGCATTCTGAGCATATTCGGCAGCGATCTGATTGCGTTGGTCCTGAGCAGCTTGAATGATAGCTGTTTTCCGGTTTTCGAAGTCCTGTTGCTTGATGAGTCCTGCTTCCATGTGTGCATTTAGAACATCTAAACCATTTTTTTCATCAAGATCAGTAGCAGCAAATTGACTATCTGCTAAATCATTTGCAGCATTTAAACGGCTAAATCGTTCCTGATCCTGTCTGAAAAATTCTCCGGTACCATTCATATCCGCTTGGATACCACCCCAGTTTTGAACAGCATTATTCACTTTATCGCGTGTCTCTTTATCCTGATTGGCTTTAGATAATGCGATTAGCTTTTGCCGCTCTTCTATAGAAAGCTTGGTATTCTTAAGAATTTCCTCCCGTTCGAGTCTGTAACGTTCCTGCATGGCTTGCGTTTCAGAAAGCAGAGATAAACGGGCTTGAAACAACCGCTGTTCCTGAGCTAGTTTTAATAACCCTAACTCTTGCTGTTTTTGCTGTTCCAGCAATTCAACAGCTTGCTTCTGCTCAAACTTACTTAATTCAAGGTCATGAGCTGCATTGAACTTTTTACGGTTAAAGGACTCTTCTAGTAACTGTTCCTCGGTTTTCTGGAACTCCTTATAGTCTTCCAATTTCGTTCTAAGGGCTTGTTTGGCTATAGCAATATCATTATCTGCACGACGATTTATTTCCGCCTTTATTTCTGCAGTACGTTCCGGGCTAAAGTTTGCTTTATCAACATCCTCCAGTCTTGCCTTTCTATTATTGTTAATCCGTCCGACTTCACTAGCCACCTCATTTTCAAGTGACCGTTGCAAATCCTGTTGACGTTCAAGTTGAGATTGAATATCACCAGCTGCTTTATCACTTCCTTTACTTGCACCACCTTTCACCTTGCTCTGCATCTTGGGAGATTGATGTAGAAGCTTAAGAGACACTCCATCCTCAAAGATCACTTCACTGACATAACCACCTCCCTTGCTGTCATACCATGTCTTGATATCTTTCACAGCAACATTGGTCGTGATTGGTGTTCCTTCAGGCATTGAAAAATCAATACCTTTATGAAATGAAGAAGCCCCTTTAGTTGGGGCTTTTCGTGGACCATAATTAGAACTGATCTTGTAGGAAGTTAAAGGTTTTCCTCCCGCCTGTAATCGAGCCAGATGTTCATTAGAAACTTTCTGACCTGACAATGAGCCACCATATCGGACGTCAAGATGTGGACCAGTACCAATACCGGATTGACCGGAAATACCGACCAAGCGTTTAGTAAGTTTTGCTTGTTTTTCAATTTCCTGCGTCTGCTTTCTTTTAGCTTCAGTTAATTTATCTTCTCGCTCCTGTTGTTCTTCGATGATCTTGAGATTTCTAAGTGCGCTATCAATTTCATCTTTAGACAAAATTGCACTCATTCCTTTAGCTTTTTGCAGTTCTAAAATGGCATTAGCTTGAGCAACAGTGTAACCTTTATCAAGCCAACCTGATTTATAGATTGAATCAATAACGCTATCTTTTTGCTTGGCTTGATAATCTTGCAAAGCCTTAGTTGCCTTTTCTGCTTCAGTAGCAGTATTTCCTAAAGCATCCGCTTGTTTTTGATGCTGAATTGCCGCATTTTGTGCTTCATTACCTCCAAGTTTCACTTCAACTCTTAATAATTTAAGTTTCTCAGCTGATAAACTTGCTTTAGATGCATTGTCATCATACTGCGCAGCCTGTTTTTTCAGATTTTCATATAGATCTGTAGGCAACTTAATTTTATTTAGACGTTCAATGGCTTCTGTATAGCTGATAGTTCCAGTTCTCGCTTCTTGGGAAATTTTTTCAACCTCCCTATTTCCTCGTGCATAGTTCTCGATATCAATTAATGCAGACCCTACAGCACGCGATGATTTCTCTAATGCTTTATTTTGTGCATTAAAAGCAGTAGTTAAATCATTAACTGCTTTAGCCTTATCATTGCCAGTTAATTTTTTTAACTCCTCATCAGCTTTCTCAGCAACTTTAGCTTGTTCAGCAAGCTTTTGCTTTGCCTCCTCTGCCTTATTATTAAAATAAGAATAGGCTGCCGCTAATCCCATTACTCCTAATGTTGCAACTCCAGCCCACCCACCAATTAATCCAAACGCCCCTTTAGCTAGTCTCCCTGCAATTGAAGTTGCAGTATTTAGCTTAATTTGAGCTGCTGTTTGTGCATTTGTAGCAGCAGTTACTGCTGCCTGTGCTTGTGCGTATCGAGTTGCTGCCGCTGTTGCGCCAAATTTAGCTTGGGTTTCTGCATTTGTTGCTCGCACATTCGCGAGATGAGCTTTTGCTGCATTCAAAGCAGCGGTAGCTTCTGCATATTCTGCTTGAGCATTTAATACAGATGCTTGGCGGCTCGCTAAAGTTGAAGCCATTCCCTCTTTAATAGCAGCGCTCTTCATCAAAATTGCACGAGTGATATATCCAATACCAACTACTAAAGCCCCATCAGCAATTAAATCTAAATTACTTGCAAGAGTTTGAACTGATCCAGCTAATACCTGTGCCGCACCACTTCCCTTACCTGCTTCGCCAACAAATTTTGTGATCTCGTTGTTTAGGAGTGTGAGAGACTGCCCGATTGTGATATCTGTTTTAGCAAAAAGAGCATCAACATCAGATTCTACATTTCTAAGCGCTTTTACAATTTCTTGTGAAGTAATTTTTCCTTCAGCTGCTACTGAACGTAGCTGACCAACGGTGATGCCCATACCTTGTGCAATAGCTTTTGCTAAAGCTGGTGTTTGCTCCATTACAGAGTTAAGCTCTTCACCACGTAATGTGCCGCTTGCTAAAGCTTGCCCGAATTGGACTAAAGCGGCATCAGCAGCTTCTGCGCTAGCTCCACTAATTGCTACAGCTTTTGATCCCGTTTCAGTTAAGCGAGCCGTATCATCCATAGTTAAATTCAGTGTTTGAGCATTGTCACTAAAACGTTGGTACACCTGTAAAACAGAATCCCAAGCTGAATAGGTTTTTTGTGCGATCTGGAATGTATCTTCAGTCGCTTTATTCAATTCAGCCTGATTATTAGTAACGAGCTTTAGACGGTTCTGAAGGCCCGTATAAGTGTCCATATTATTAATGGCAGCATTAATCGTTACTAAACCAGCCATATATCCTGCTAAGGACTTTATAGCTGTACTGTAAGAACGAGCAGACTTTTCTTGCTTGTCTAATTCTTGTGTTGTCGTTTTTATTTCTTGTCCATATTTTTGGACTTGCTGCGATGCTTGTTTAGTGGCTTCACCAGTTTTACCTACCACAGACGAAGAATTGTTAACCGTGGTATTAAATTTTTGAACAATATTATTTGTGACGTTGATTTGATTGCCCAGTTCTTTGGAAGTACGTGTAGCTGAATCACCTTTTTCGGTAATTTTAGACATTTCATCAGCTAAAGCCTTAGCATTCCGTACAGCATTCTGCGAATCAATAACAATTACTAAGCGAGCTTCTTGAGCCATTTGACTTTCCTCTAGGTAATAAAAAACCGCCATAAACGGCGGCAATAAATCGAGACTTAACTAGGCAATACTTTTTGACTTTTCCAAGATCCATGAAGTTATTTCAGCCCCTAGATCTCCATACATTAATAATTGATAAGCTGATTTTGGCGAATAACGCGTTTCTTTTTCACCAGCTATTCCTGTTTTTGAAAGTTCAATATTTTCCCAATCCTGTATAAGATGATTTGCGATAATTTTTGCAAACTCTTGGGCTGATAGCATGGCACTCATTCTAAAAATACTTTTTTGGTACAAAGCATTTTATAGGCCTTATCAAATTCAGGATCAGAAAAAGGCTTAATCCTGAAACATCCAAAAGCTTGATCATTTTTCTTAAAAACAAACCATTTAGATTTATCTATCATATTTACTTCCAAAATTTCGGCAATAAAAAAGGGCTGGATTTAAAATCCACCCCCATAGGTTTTACTGGTTTCATGATTTAGCTCATTATTCAAATAAGCGTTGCAACGGCTTGCCCTTTCGGATTTCAAATCTAATAGGGTTAAATTCAAACCAGCTTTAGTTGTGGTGATAACTCGTTTTCCAGTTTATTCAACTCATTTTCGAATACTGGCTTATCATCCTGCCAATAGCGCATATTGCGTGCTGAACAGCTCACCTGTTCTTTTCTAGTTTTATATTCGAGACACATTTGATTGTATCTAGCCCACTTGGATTGAAAAGTTTGAGTGAGCTGCTGCGCCATCCAATTAAAGGCCTCAATGAATTGCTCTTTGATCAAATCTGCCTTTTCACCAGTAAAACCCATAACCAAAAACATCCAGCCATCTTTAGTCATACGATAAAACTTTCGTGGCTTACCGTTCTGTAACTCATTGTTTTCATAGCAAAGCTCAAAATTGAGTTTTCTAAAACTTTCAGAACAGCGTAATTTTTCAATGTCCCTAATAACATTCTTATGCAATTTATCAAACGCTTCTGCCACGGCGTAACTGGTAGTTTTAACTTCGCCGTTTTCCTGTGTAACAACAGCTCTTAAGTTTAATACTGACATCATATTCATAATATGAACTCCGACTGCTCATAATAAAAAGACACTGGCGGGAAGAAGTATGAACAGTCAAAACGACCATCTTCCTTTCGGGAGCTACCCTAGCCAGTGGTAAAGCAAAATTGTGCTGCACCTAAAAAACATCAATTTTTTTGCTCTATAACTTCTCAGGCACTAAAAAAGCCGACTTTGTTAAGGTCGGCTTCGCTAAAAAAATAGTAAATCTTGTCAAGGGGGATGAAAAGATTCACAAGGTGTATGGTGTCAACAGAGAATGGATGAATAATCGGCAACAAAAAACCCACTCGATGAGTGGGTTTTGTTAAGTTGATTTTATTAGTGACGAATCAGACTACCAACCACCAGAAATTCGCAAAGCACCAGCTAGCATTCCCGCTTCCATCAATGGATGAAACCAACGGTCGCTATAATGTTGATTGCCTGTTGTATAGCTTATAGTTTTTAAGTCATCACTAATGATTTTTCTATTAAGAGGTCCTCTTAAATCCATTGCCCGAGTAAGTTTTAGAACTGCAATATTAGTTTTAAAAGCATATTCAGCTAAGTGGTGTCCTTGCTCGTTATCAAGCATATGTACTGCTCGATAGATTCGACTGGTAACAAAGTTTTGGGTAATAATTGCATCAATCAGGCTCTTGAGGAGTTTGAATTGATCTTCATCAAACAATGAACCTTGCCCTTTCTTCTCTGCGCTACTGTACATAGCAATCAAATGATGAACATACTCAACCGCTACAGGAATCATGTCATATGGGATTTCATCAATATGATTTGTCCCAAAACGTTGATTAATAATTTTCCATGCATCACTCGAATTTAGGTGTTTAGTCTTAGCCACAAGTAAAGCATGAGCATCATGTAATGGTGTGCGTTCAGATTTATGGGTTTTGGCTAAAATTTCCTTTCGAACAAAATAGCAATCTTCCAGTTGCTCAAATACTTCCCATGCTTGATCTGTATCGAGCATCTTGGCATGGCGTGCTGCACCACGTTCTGTCCAAAGAATTAGGGACCGAACCTTATTTGAAATTGTTGGGGAGTTTGCAAGTAGTTTTAAACTACTCACAAAATCTTTTAATTCTTGACCAACAATTTTAAAAAAATGCTTACCCTCAATAAATCGTTGTTTATTTTCATTATGATTCTGACGGATACGCACTGACTCAGTACCATAAAAACCTGCAAGCATTTCAGTCGTTACAACTGGAATAGATTTGAAATTTATAACAGATACTTGCGTATTATTTATTTGTGTTAAACTAACCATATCTGATTTCCTCTTAGAGATTAGATAGAGCCCCTTGTTTGATGTGAGAGTCGCAAGGGGTTTCTTTTAATGACACTATTATCTTGCCATTGAAATCAGTATTCCATAGTGTTATTATCTTGTCAAATACATTTTTAGGTTAACACAAAATGGCAGATCCAAAGACTGGCAGAATTGTCTCGCAAGATGACTGGAAGCGAACTCAAGTGCGTATGCCACAAGAACTTTATGATGATTTAACTAATTATGCCGAGAATAAAAATATTTCCTTAAACACAGCAATGATTACATTGATGACTAAAGGCTTAGAGCCAACTAAACATTTTGATTTGGTCAGAGAATCAGCAACTATTACCGATGATGTAATTGAAAAAATAGCCAACAAGATTGTTGATCGCATGAAAAAAGCACCCTAGGGTGCTTTTTTAACGTGAATATTTGAGTCTTTATTTTTCAATCTACCACTTGTCATTGTCAATACTTGCATTTAGAGTTTTTTCAAAATCACTAGATAACGCATCAAATCTACCAAGCATTAGCTTATAAGTAATAGGATCATCAATTGGTGTGTTTCCAAATTTTGCATAACCATAATTATTGAATTTGAGACGCGCTCTTTTATCCTTCAGATCTATTGCCAAATTAAAAGATATTTTGGCTTGTGAGTACCCATTACATTGCATTTTGCTAACTGTTAAATCGCACAAAGGAGAAGCAATACCTCTAATTATTAATTGACCTTCTTCTAAGCTTTGATACTGTATTACATCTTGAGCCGAATTAAAGTTATTAGCTATCCACTTTTTTGATTGATTGAAGAGCTGTTTTTTGTCGCTATTCAAATTTTCAAAAATCTTAACATACTCAGCTGTGTATATAGTTCTGGCTTGAACTTGACAGCTTACTATTAGAAAATAACTTAAAAAAGCAGCAAATATAACTTTTTTCATAAACGCACCGTTATTAAATCTAAGTCAATTCAACAAAATGATTGCTAAATGTCATGTGTCTTAAAAAGCACCCTAGGGTGCTTTTTTACGATAGTAACCAAATAAACCCAATTAACAATATTGCGCCAACCACCACTCCTATTATCCATTCGGATGCTGGATAACCAAGGAGCAAATTATTATCTTTTTGCGGTTCAATAACTTTAGTGGGATACTTAGACTCAGGGTAGCTTGGTTTGATTGATTTAACTGGCCTATTGCTCAATGGTGGAGGAACACCTATATGCTCTTTACTGCGAGCAGTAGATTTTTGCTTCAAAAAGTTATCATTTACCTTTTTTATTTCCTGTTCACTCAAATTTCTCTCTTTTGGGACTACCTCTTCATCATCATTAGGAGACAGAGGGAAGTAAATTTCAACAAAATCTCGAACAGAGATATAGTCACTATTGGGTAGGGCTTTAAGTAACGATAAAAATTTTTTAAACGGCTGTTTTTTATAGGCTCGATTGTAATAAGCCTCTAATTTTTTCTCTAATGTAATAATTGGTCGATTAGCTGTATAAGCCGCCTTATAAGTGTAAGATATACTGCTTAAAGCATTCTTATGCTTGCCCTCTAGTCTTAAGACATTTGCCATATCTTCATGTGGTGAGGAGTCTATAACCAGTGTTTCTGTTTTAGAAAAACCCATCCTACTAGCATGCTTTAAATAGTAATCTTTTTGATGGTTTAAATGTTTCCATGCATCGTCAAAACGCCTTTCTTTAATAGCAATCTGTGCGAGTTTCTTGCTATTAGCGGCATGCCCCAGATAGTCATCCAATATCATATCTATTCAGCCAATCACATTTAATATTCTGTTTAGTCAAGTTAATTCTCTCGAACAACTATTACTTTGTGTTTAGCTTATCTTTGCATGCTGGTGAAGCGAATTTAAGCCCATTGTCCCTTATCATTTTATATCCTCCTCCAAGCGCATAATTAAGCTCAAGAGATGTTGGAGTGAAATTACTTATTTTCCAGTAAGTCCCATCCTGAGAATAGAGTCTATCATTTAATAATTTTACAGACATTACCCTAGCTGTACCTAGGTGGTCTTGGCAAATTACACCCGTCCCATCACTTTCTAGTATTAAAGTCCCAACCAACCGATCAAATTGACCAGTCCAATAACCTGAATTACTAACAGGTGTTGGATGAATATCAAAAAAATTAGCTGTTGTCGCACAACCGGCCATCCCAAAAACCAAACTCAATAAAACAATCTTTTTCATATCAACCACTACAATGTAATACTTAATAAAGTAAGAGCACTCATGGTATGAGTGCTCTTGTTAATTACCAATCGGCATTAATTTTTTGTTGAGTTTTAATCTTTTCAGCCATTTGATCGGATGATTTATTTAATTCATCCATAATTATTTTAGCTGATGGATAGTCTTCAGTAATAGGTCTATTAGTTTCATTATATCGAACTCCACTAATTACCTGCGCTGGTTTATAGTGAGTAAGATTATCGTAACTCACTTTCATTTTCCCATCTTTTGTATCTACACGCACTGTGAAATCCACTCGATCACCAGCCGTAACAGTCATACAATCAGCAAACCCAGAACAACGGTATGGCATATTACCTTTGCCAATAATTGAACCCGTAGTCTTATCCTCATACTGAATTACTGCATTTGCCGAGCGAAAAGCTGTAGCAAACCATTGACGTGCGCCATCATAAATTTGCCCTTGCTTTAATCCATCTATTTGATAAACCTTTTCAAATTTTACAGGTTCTGATGGTTGCTGAGGTGTGGTAGCACACCCAACTAATCCCAAACTCAATAATCCAGTAGCCAATAATTTTTTCATGAATTTCACCGTTTGTTATAAAGTGTACTAACTTTAACAAACTGGTTACTAAATGTCACATAAAGCAAGACCACCCGAAGGTGGTCTTTAATCATGTTACTAGAGTTTTGGTTTCAAAACTCTAAATATTGCTATTGGGGTAATACCGTAGGCGGTCTGAGGTCTGCCAGCAAACTCTCTCACCATTTTTATCATACTGACCACACCATCTCTAAATTCATTTGGATCTGTATTAAAAGTGAAATTATCAAAAGGTAAAGCATCCAATACACCCAAAACATACCAGCTACCAGCTACCAGCTAGAAACTCACTATGTTTAAAATTCAAATCAGTTGGGGTACCTACAATTTCATCCCTATTCAATGTCATCCATACTTCATTACACAAACTTACACCAGTTTCTTCATCTTTTTGTCCAGTGTCATGAAGTAGCTTGGCCTCAAGCCCAAAAGGTATTCCTCTAACCATATTGGCTGCATCTTTGGTGTTTTCTTTTAATGCTTTTGCTAATTCCCGAGCTTCCTTGGTATTCTTTTTGGTTAAGTCCTTGATGTAAAAGTTTAAAGCTGGTTCAACCAACTCCTTAACTACACCGATATCAGTGACCCCTAAGCGTCCCTCAAGCAATACAAGATTTCCCAGCATGTCATCATTTAACTCTCTGTTAATGAACCCTAGTTCATCTAACCGGTTAATCATCTCTCTTGGCATAGTAGGAATACCATCATAAAGATGCTCTGAAGTAGTGTTTACAGTGTGGTCATTAGCAAGTTTTCCGCCTGTTACGGCAGGAACACCAACTGTAGCCTCCAACTTCCTTGTGTCTCCAATTTGGCTTGTATTTTTAAGAGCATTCAAGGAGCCTAGTCCATTAAGCTGAGCATAAAATGATTTTATTTTTGGATTGTCTAGGTAAAAAAAATCAAAGATTGATTCTGTGGTTGGTGAGTTTTGCGCCACGGTTTATTTGCTCCTCAGCTTTTTTTCTATGGTCATTATACTGAGTAGCACTTTCTTGCATAGCTCTTTTAAAAGAATCCGCTGCATCAGACATAAGCTTGCTAGCTTCTTTTTTGTTATCGGTTTTATTTGAATTGTTAAAAATAAACGAAAAGTTCATATTCGAACCTCCTGTGACAAAAATACCCTCTTATCATTTGATAACAGGGTCTCTATACCATCAAGCGTACCCACTAATGACAGCAGTGTCAATACAGAATCGTCGTGCCAATGTCAACCACTTGACCGTATTATGTTACATCAATCGCGCTATATCACGTCGCAAAGTCTAAGTTATGTCCCGAAAGTCAGCATTTAAGTCTTCGTCGCTCGTTGCGTCGCCTTCTTATGCGCCTCATCCAAAAACAAATTATCCAACGCAAAAATACAGTCATTAAAAATATGAGCAGCCACTGGCAAATCATTATGCTCAGCATAGACATTGATAGCCTGCTGATCTAAAGATAACGGTATGCTTTGCTCATAACGTCTGGATCGACATATAGTGCTAAATGCCGAAAGAATTGAATCAGCCGCATACGAATATTCTGGCGGATCCGGAATACGGCCGCCTAAGAACTTGATTTGCTCGATTTCGTGCGGCGTTTTCGACGCATACGTTTTTTGGTATTTGTAGAGCTCCATGACTTTCCCAGAATTAAAGCCTTGTCCTTGTCTGCGTCTTCCTGAATCTTCTGGGCCTGTTCTTTAATGAATAGCCAGATTGAAATACCAATATCACCAAGATTAAGAAGCTTTGAGGCATTCTCAGGTGTATATGGCTTTTCGGACTCAACAGTTTTACCGTCTAC